TACCACGTGCCGACATAGCTGTGCCAACAGCGGCACGCTGCCCGCATCAAACCACTGTACTGGATGCCCCGATACGATCGGCCACCACACTGCACGTTGCTCGTCAGTCAGATGATGTGGTGGCTGGAGACGTTCGATCGTTTCCAATACATCCGATTGAACCATCAGCGATGCGCGTGATCGACGACCAGGCTTCATGTATTAAACCGGGGGGGGCGGCTCACCTCGCCGGGAGGCCGGCCGAGAACCCGGGTTTGGCCCGCGAAATTCATACGTCGTAACCCTATGCCCGCCAATGGTGGTTCGGGTCCAACGGGATGCCGCGGGCGTCGCAACCGGTGAAACGTGCGTCTCGGGCGCCGTTGCCGCTCATTTTTTCGCGATGGGATTGGTTGTCGTGTTTGGCGCACAACACGCGCAGGTTGGCGAGGGTTAGTGCCAGGTGCGGGTGGGTGCGGACGGGTTGGATGTGGTCGACGCGGGCTTGACCGGGACGGGCAACGGAGATGCCGCAGATGGCACAGCGCCAGTGGCCGCGAGCGAGAGCCTGGCTACGAAGCGCTTTCCAGGCCGGCGTATGGTAGAAATATCGGCTACCGCCACGGCTCGGCGCGGTCATCGCAAGCCGGGCATGAAGATAAACACACCCAAAAGCAACACGGCGATGAAAGCCATCCAGCCGCTCGCCCAGCCGTAATTGGACATCTGAGGCACCGGGATGATGCTCAGAAACCACAAAAACATGCAGACGACGAACAGGATCTCGACAATCATTGCCGACTCCGTGGCCGAGGCTCGGGCATGGCGGATCTAGATATTGTGGCTGGGTAGGGTGTGAGAGACAACTCTCACACCTAACCGCAGCATTCAGCTTAACTTCGCGTTGTCAAGCGCGTTTTGCGTAGAGGGTTTGTAGATCCTCCTCGGTCAGCGCGTCGCCAACGGTCTGATCAGGCTTGACGCGCCGCACGACCTTGCCGAGCCAGCTTCCCATTCTGCGCTGCAAGTCCACGCATTCTTGCCCGGTGCAAGCGGCGAGCTGCTTGCCGTTCGGCATGATCATTTCCGAAAGCACCACCGTTGCTGCCTCGGCGATCTTCTGGCTGAGCTTGGCCTCGGTCCCGGCGATCCATTCTTCCCGCTGGGCCTTGGCGGCTTGCTGGCGTTTTGCCGTAAAGCCGATTAGGCTGTGGTAGTTGTTTACAAACCAGTACTCGATGATCGTATCCACATAATCGCTGTCGTCCTCTTCCTTCAGTTTCTCCAGAAACAAATGGAAGAGGGCGGCCCGGTCTGCGCCTGGGTGATCGTCGATCACCCGCTTCAACAAGTCGCGTGGGTTGGCTGCGTGCCATGACTGCACCTTGGCGCCGATGGTCCCGGTATCGATATAGGTCATGTTTTTATTTCTCCTGTCGTTGGGAGCAATCCCATTCGTCTGAATGCGATCATTACGGCGTATTGTTCTCGTTCGCGCCTCCGTTTCAGTTGTTTCCGCTCGGGGTGTGCTTTGCGGTAATCCCGTCCCTGTTGTTGCTCGGCGGCTTTGCTGCATGCCGTCGAGCAGTAACGTGTGTGCTTCCTAGTTGCGAAGAAGGCGGCGCCGCACCTGCACTCCTTCAACCCGGCGTCGTATCTTGCCTTGTAGACGTTGAAGATATAATTGCATTTCGTCGAACAAAATTTGGTTCTTTGGTGTCCCGATCCCCGTCTACGATACGTCAAACGAGAACCGCAGGCGTAACATATTCCGGCATGGTTCATTCGCCTGCGCATTTGTAGGAAGTTGAAGAGCCAACCTTCTTGATCCGGGGTTAGGTCATCCGTTGTTGTAGATTTCGGCGTTGTGTTGCGCTCGGGCTTTGGCACGACGCCGAGTTGCCTAGCGACAGCGACAGCCGCCGCGACCTTGGCGCGTATGTGCCGCCCATATTCCGCGACATACCCGCGTTCGACTTTCCGGCGCTGTCCTTCGGTGCGCAGTTGTTTGTTGCGCTGTTTCCTACATTTGTCGGAGCATAGCTTCTGGTTCAGCTCGGCGTTTATCAGGCCGCAAACTAAACACGGCACCGGCTCGCGTTGCGGTTTGCTCAGATGCTGTGCGTGGCATTCGGCCGAGCAGAATTGTTTATATTTCGTTTTGTGGTGGGTGCCACAGCCAGGGCATATCTTAATGCGTAGCTTTGGCCGTAATGCGTATTTTGTTCGCTGCTTTGCCGCATCCCAAATAGATTGGCATTCGCCAGAACACGTTGCATGGCCTGGCGCTCTTACTTGCGAGCCGCATATGCAACATTGTGGCAAATCGCATTGGAGTACTTCACCGCGTTTTCTTGCGTATTCGCATTCGACGCAAGTGTAATTACGCACCGACCTGTCCGAGATGTGTCCATATGAACATGGAACCCCGGTAAAATAATAAATCTCGCCTGCCGCTTTTGCGTCCGCTCGTGAGATTGTTTCCACGTCACGCTCCGAAGTGCCGGGCCAGCGAGCCGAGGGTGGCGAGCAAGACGCCCTTTGCCACTTCCGGCCGTATCGGTTTTCCGCTCCACTCCTGTCGCCTCGCCCATTCGGCCATCGGCAATTCGCAGCCGACGACGAACCAGGCACACGAGCCGCCAGGCGAGCTAATGCCGCCGAGTGCGTCGAGGGCGTCGTTGATGCGCCGCCGCGTGCGATCGCCGCCATATGCCGTCGTAGGTGCTCGGTCGCTGCGCTGCCCCATGTCCGCGGCCTTGAGGGGGTCGAGGTGGGCGAGGTGGAACAATTCGGCGAAAAGCTCCCCGGCTGCGCGCTCCCTGCGGCCGATGTCGCCGTGGCGCTCGAGGCGGGCGAGCAACCCCTCGGCGCGCCACGGCACGCCGATGAGCCCGGCGCTGTCGGCGAGCTGCGCGGCGTCGCGGCTGATGCGGTCGTGCTGGCGGCGCTGCGGTGACGGTTCAATCACGGATTGACCGGGGCGTAGGTCGGCCAGGGTCGGTCGCGGTTGACCACCGATGCCGGCCGCGGCTCGCCGAACAGCAGCGGGTGAAGTGTCACCGGCTCGTCACCCTTTGCGCTGCCTGCGGTGTCGCAGCAGGAGGCGATGCCGGTGCCGTTGCATTCGGGGCAGGGGTGCGGTGGTGACGGGTATGTGCCAGCGGGAGTGTCGCCGAGATTGGTGCCGGCGACCAAGGGATGGCGGATGGCATAGCCGGTGCCGTGGCACAACTCACAAATCATGCGCCCGACCTCTTACGTGCTCTGCGCAAACGCTGGGCCTGTGTTTGACACTGCTTGCAAGCTCGTTTGCCGTTGTCTGGCCTAATGTAAAGGTTCTTGCCTGAGTAAGGGTGTCCCTGTCGGCATGTCTCGCCGTTGTACATATCACCGCGAATTGCATTCTTCTGCCGCGTCACCGGCTCAAGATGATCTGGATTGACGCACAGGGGATTTCTGCACAGGTGATCCACAACCAAGTCAGCGGAGATTTCTCCGCGATACAGCCGCCATGACACGCGATGAGCGTAATCTGTCTTCCAAATACGCGGCGCTATCTGAACATTGAACTTTCCATATCCAACCCGATAGTTCTGTGTACCGATCCACAGCCAGCAACCAGTGTCCGGCTCTGGTTCAAACAGAGCCTCGAACCGCACTCGCTCATCTACACTCGGTTTCATGGCTCAAACCTCGGGGCAGGTCATTCGGCGGCGTCCAGGTGCGCGGTGTCGTCCCAGTGCTCGGCGCGCATCAGCTTGTCGACGTGATCGAGCCACCATTGCTCGCCGAGTTTCGGGTCGGCGCCGCAGAGTCCGCCGACAGCGAGTGACAGTTCCGGTTCTTGCATAGTGGCAGTCGAGAAGCGGATGAGTTTTTGCACAAGCTGATCCCGGCGTAAGGCGGCGACAGCCGCAGAGCGAGCGGAGCGAGCGACAGGAGCCCTATCGATGAATTTTTTTAAACTTCCTTCGCTGTCGGGGAGCGCGGGGTCGAGCGTTTCGAGGATGGGTTCGTCGCCTAGCGCGCGCGCAGCGGCAGTCTCAGAGTTTAAGTTCTTTAAACAGGGCCTAGCAGCACCTTCGGTGCCTAAAGGTTCTTGAGTCTCTTCCGTCTCTTCCGTTACTTCCGCGACGAAACGCGTTTCGTACGGCGTTTCAAGTCCGTTTCCAGAGCGTTTCTCGCGCCATTGCGAGAGGCGTTTCCGATCAGTTTCTCGGCGTTGCACGTTCGCGGCACGGGAGCGGTAGGCGCGTTTAACTTCATCGCATAGCACGGGATGATAAAAGCGGCCGTCAGCGCACAACACGAAGCCATGCAGCGCCATCTGGCGTACCTTCTTCCATTGCCTGCCGGCGCCGGAGAAACCGGCAAGAGCGCGCTCGTCGTTTGGCAGTGAGCCGCCGGGGATCTGCTTCCAGGCGCGGCACCACAACATCAAAGCGGCCCAACATTCTTCGGGCGTGCCGATAGCGACTAGTTCACTTGCCAGCAGCCGATCGACGTGCAGACGGAAGTCGCTGAGCATGCTGACATCATGGTCGGCAGGGACGAGAGGTTGCGGTAGATCATCCACGATACCTATCCCACGCGTTGGAGTGAGTGACACTCGCGGGAGGCGAGCCAGGCGGACATGTACTGCTCGACGCGGAACCAGGAGGCGTCGTGGTCGCCGACGCCAGTGAGGGCGTACCACACGCTCTGCGGCAGCATGCGGCGGCGGCGCCAGATGGCGATCGTTTCGTGCACGTCGGCGTGGAGCTGGGCGGTGGTCATGGCTGCGCCCCGGCTTTGCGCATGGCGGCGCGCAGTTCGGGCATGCGGGCTTCCCAGCGGGCGTAGAGGGAGGCGTCGTCGCCGGTGGGCCGGGTCGGCGGCGCTGCGTCCCAGCCGTCATGGGCGTCGGGGGGGATATAACGGGCGACGGCGGATTTGGCGCGGCCGAGGGCGGCGGCGATGCTTTTCAGGCCGCAGCCGGCGGCGCGCATGGTTCGCACGGTGGCGATCTCGACGGCGTCGAACGGCGTTGGCTGATAGCCCGAGCGTGTATAGCGGCCGGTGTAGCTGGAGTGGCTGCTCATGCGGCCTCCAGCTTCAGTGCCGGCTGCACCACCGCAAGCGGTGACACTGTCACCACCAGTTTCGGCTGCAGCCCGTAGATTTTGCGGGCGTGGGCCTCGACGATGAGGGCGTCGTCTCTAAACACCACACCGTTGAACGCGTCGGCCATTAACTTCCACAAATTATCCAGGTCGGGTCTGCCGCTTGGCCGGATGAGCCCTAAGATGGCGAGATTGCGGCGCTTTTTGCTCCAGCTTGCCGGGATTGGCAGCTCCGCGAGCAGCTCGACCGACACCGGCTCGTCGAGCACGGCGGCGCCCATCTCGCGCATGGTGTTGGCGGCTTCGATGTGGAGCGCAGCCATGGCGTTGCGCTGCGGCGCGGGGACGAAGTGGGCGCCGGTGCGGGCGGCGATGCGCATGCGGGCGAAGGCGACCGGCTCGCCGAGGAGGGACACCGTGATCGGCTGGGCGGTCATGCCGTCCACCGATTATTTACGCACTCGAACAGGTGCTGACGGAAGCCCATCAGCTCCTGCTGCACGGGCTGCAATCGATCGAACACCAGTTGGCGCAGATGTTGTGCCGGCATGTGCAACGGCGGCCGCCTGACGCGCTTAAACGGGCTCCCGGACAACGGCGGATCGTAGAAATAGCGATCGAGTTCATATGGATCGAAGGTGTAGAGCGGCAGGAAGCGGCTGGTGGGCCAGTTCACCATTGCGATGTCGTCGCGCACTGATGGGTATGGCGTGCCGAGGGCTTCGAGCGAGTTGGCGATCATTTCGCCGGTGGGAATGATGATGATAAGCAGCACCACCGGCATGCCTGGACGCTGTGCCTTGCGGTAATTTTCATAGGCGCGCCGGTCGATGCCTTGGGCGCGCCCCGGCGGCATGCGATTGCCGCTATCGTCGCGTCCGCCACCGCGCCAAATCCAGTCCTGCCGTTTGGTTTTGATCTCGAACCATAGCGGCCGGGTCATGATACCGAGGTAGTCCGGGGCGACGAGGTCGGCCTGGTAGCGGTGCAATGTGGTGGCGCGGGTGCCGCTCCCGGCGGCGTCGAGGAGGGTGAAGCCGTGGCGGGCGAGGACGATGTCGGCGAGGATCTCGCCGCGGCGGCCTAGCTTCCACTCTTCGAGGTCTTGGATGTCGGTCATCGGACGAAGCCGAATTGCGAGAAGACGTCGCGGAAGCGGTCGCCGTTTGGACCATAGTAGAAGAAGGCTTGGCCTTGGGTGGGGGCACAGTCGTCGCCGTCGATGTCGAGGAACTTGATGCGGCCGCGGGTGAAGCAGATCAGATCGGCGGTGGCCTCGGCTTGGTGGAACCAGGCGGTGTCGGTGTAGTTGTGGGTCAGCATAATCGCCTCGGTGACTGTTTTGGTTTCACCGAGCAGGCTTATTTCCGCGACCATCTTAGCGACAAACTGGGCGATTTGCGGTTGCGCATAAGGTGGATTGAGCCACACCCTACCCCACCATTGTCGGCATAGCCCATCATCGGCGGCAGTGAAATATCGCTGTGCCCGCACCGTCTCCTGGGCGATCGGGTGCGAGGCCGGGTCGAGATCGATCTCGCCCATCACCTCGCGGGCAGCCTCGATGTATTGTTCGGGCGTAAACCATTCGTTCTCGCCAGTACCTTGGGCGCGATGGTTTTCCTCCGGCTCGATGCCGGCCTTGCGGCATGCCGCAAGATACAACTGCAGATGATACTTTGCCTCGTCGGTGAGCCGCTTGCGCCACCGGGAAGCCGTATCTTTACGAATGCCGCTCAACTCGAAAGCACGATCGACGCTAACTGTTGCAGAAACCGCGACAGTTAATGGGCGGTTATTGGCCTGCACGGTTTCGCGCCACCAACGGACAAAGTCGCGTTGCTCCCCGATCTTCTCGTCGATTGCCTCATGTAGTTTCGGCCAATCTTTGAGAAGGGCGGCACCCTGGATCACCGCATCATAGCCAATCTGCCGCAATTTAATGTTACGCGGATCGGCGGGTAGCCCGGCCTCGTGCTGCTGCCGCAGCTCGGCAACGGCCGCATAATAAGAGTCATGCAGGTCGACGCTGGCGTCGTATTCGCGCTCAGCTACTACGGCACTCTCGTCGTGAACGGCTTCGTCAGTCATTCAGCGCGCCTCACGGTAGCCGCCGGCAGCGCGGCGAGGGGGAAGGCTGCGGCGGGTGGTGCCGCGCGCCGAGCTGCCGGCGCCGGCCGGGTGCCCGACGCACGTCGGCCGGATGGGGTCCAGTCTGCCAGCGATAGCTGGCCGGCCAGGAAGCGGCGGCGCAGCTCGGCCACCGCAGCGTAGTAGCTGTCGTGGAGGTCGCGGCTCTCGTCGTATGCTGGCGCACTCATGAAAACAAATCCGGTTGATCAGCAACGGTTCGCTCGGGCGCAAAGGGGCGGTCAGCCGGCTGGAGCCATTGCGGGTTCATCATTACCGGCACCGCATGTTCGGGCACGCGGACGAGCGGCCAAGCCAGCAACGGCGGCATGCCATGCGCGACGACCAAGTAGGTGCGGTTGAAATTTGCCGGCGCGCCCGGATTGATGAACCGGACGAGGTTGCCTACCGCAAAGTGGCCGCCTCCCTGGATATTGTGGTTCGATTTGCGGTCTTTGATGTTTGCCGCAATACGTTGCTGGTCGCCGGTCCAATCGGCGGGGTCGATCGAGGGCCTCACCGGGCCCACCGGCGGATGCTGTAGCCGCAGAGCACCGCGGCCGGCACGGCGCCGGCGAGGTATGCGGCGATGGTCATGCGGCGCACGCGGGCTTGGCGGTCCTGCGGCGAGCGATGTCCGCCGGCCAAGCCGCATCCTCTGGCCAATTGGCGTAGAAGAAGTTTTCGATGGCGGCGAGCGTGTGGCTATTGGCCCCGTGCCCCTTGGCTAAACGGCCAAAGATTTTGTGATTTTTTGGGCAGGCTCGCTGGGCGACCGTACTTAGCGCGACCTCCTCCGCCTCAGCGTAGGCGCGGGCCAGTCGCAGGATTTCGGTCGGGCTGAGCATAGCACCCTATTTACGCGGAATTTATTCCGTCAAACAACCTAAAATCGTCTTGCCGTCCCGTTTCATTTTTGAAGCCTGTGGATTATGGGTAGAAAAGTGGAAAACTTTCCATTATCTCTCCGCAGCAGTGTCGTTTCGACGATTTGAATCGTTTTTGGAAGATTCAGATCCGCCCTCCGGGCCATCTGAGATGTGGGGGGATGTGAAAGAGCAGTTGTGGGATGACCCGGCGTTTAAACTGCGGCTTCGCATTGCCGCGAAACGGCAAGGGACTAGTGTTGCCAAGGCTCTCGCCGCTGTTGGCGCATCGCGCAACTACCTTGACAAGGCCATCGAGGGCCGGTCGACGAATACAATCTTAAAACTTGAACGGCATCTAAATACCCCGCCGGGCGAACTATTCGGGATTGAACCGCTTATGCTTCAAATCGAGCCAATCGAGTGTGAAGTCATGCCAGAAAGCGAACGGTTGCAGCGCGTGAGGATTGTGGCGAAAACGATCGCAACCCAGCTTGCCACCCTAATCTATTGCGCTAGCGACCGAGCCGATACGGACCCGGCCGTGCTAATGGAATTTGTACTGCGCGAACTCAACGGCAATCACTTGTCGAGTAACGATACGGGCGGCAAAAGCACATAAAAACGAGGCGTTAGGCGAATGTCGCCGTCGAGGGTAAACCAGGCCTGCCCGTCCCACTCGCTAAGCGCCCAATCGTAGCCGTTGACACCAGGGCTGACGAGGCACGGCCCATAGGATTCGTTTGGTTTAACAGGGGCATCTGCGATGGGTTGCGGTGGCGATAGGGGCGATTTTACCATTGCCTGTCCCGCCTGCTTGTCTGACTTTTGCCCAAAGCATACGTACCCTATGAGAGCTAACGCAACACCCCTTACGGGATAAATCCGGAATTTTTTCAAACTGGCTGGACGACGGAATTTATTCCGCTTAGAATAGCGGGGCTCATTAAAAGAGGCCTCCGGATGCCCCGCCCGTCCCTAGACACCTTGCTCTGGCGCACGTTTCGCGAGGCGCAGTGCCTGCTGCGGGAGGCGGAGCGGCTCGATGCCGACCGGCTGCCGCACATTGCCGAGCGGCTGATGCCGCTGAGCCGGGCGGTGGAGGCGGTGGAGGACCACGAGCAGCGCGCGGCCGAGGCCGAGGACCGGGCGGCGGCGCGGATGGGGTGGCTCTAGTGGCTTACACCCCGATCCTCGATGCCGCCGTCTGCGCTTATCTGGCGGCGGATACGCCTATTCGCGGGGTTGCCAACACGCACGAGCGGATTGCTGCCGCCCTCCGCGCCGCGCTCCCGTGGGAGCCGCCGGCCGAACGGCTGGAGGCGATGGCGCGAGCGGCGTTCCGGTTCAGTGGTGAACCTCCACAGGGTTATATTCGCGCTGTCCTCGCCGCCTACCGCGCCAACCCGATCATGCGCGAGCTTTACCCGGAGAAATTCCGGTGAGCGCGCGCGAAATGTGGCGGCGTGACCGCTGGTGCCGCAAGCGCATGACCTGGCCGCAGTGGCTGCTGTTTTATCGCAGGTGCAACTGTCCCGCCACGATCTGCCTGCCGCAGGGCCCGGGCGGCCCGGTCGAGCCGCGATGATCGACGAGCGCGACATGCCGTCGATGTTGCCGCCGCGGTACGAGCTGGCGGCGATTGCCGACGAGATCATGGCCGGCGTCACGCTGGAGGCGCACGACGCCAGGAGGCTGCGCAACCGGATCTTCCAGGCCCTGATCTACGTGCGCGGCGAGGCGATGCGGGCCTGGCTCGGCAGCGCGCTGACGCGGACGCGCGGCGATGACTAACGCCATTGCCGCCGGGCTATTGTGGCTCGCCGCCGACACGGTCGAGCCGCAGGTGCTGTCGATAGAGTGGCCGGACGGCAGCTCGGAGACGGTGGCCGCCACCAACGCCGGCATCTGCGCGCTGGCTGTGTCCGCACTCCTGACCGGGCTTTGGCGTCCGCTGGGGCGGCCCGAGCCGCCGCTGAGCGCGAGCTGCAGCACCGGCAATGCGTTTGCCAGCGATGCGTTTTGCATACATGGATTTACCTGCGAGAAGAGGGGCGGCAATGCCCGTTAGTTTCTCGAATGTCGTATTCGACGGTCCGCGTAAGCGCCGCCGGATGCGGTCGTTGTTTGTGCCGGCCGGGCTCGTGCTGTGGATAGCCGCGATCGGCTGGGTGCTGGCGGCACTGTCGCTATGATCCGCGAAGTCCGCGAGATCACCTCGATTGGCGAATGGCTGGGCTGGCGAGCCGGCCTTTACACCGCCTCTCGCATGGGCGCGCTGTTCGGCTGCGATGAATGGACATCGATTACCGATGTCGTCGAGGAGATGCGCGGCGAGCGGCGCGGTGCCGGAGACAATCCGGCGATGCGGGCCGGGCGCATTTTGGAGCCGGCCGTCATTGCGGCAATCAACGAAGAGCGGCCCGAGTTGCATGTCGTCAAAGCGACGACGTTTCACATTCTTCCTGACTTGCGGCTCGGCTGCACGCCGGACGTATTCGGCGACGACGATCTGCTAGTGCAATGCAAGACGGTATCGGTCGAGCAGTGGCAAAAGTGGAGGGCACACCCTCCCCTCAAATATGTGCTCCAAACCTTGTGCGAGCTTTTGGTCACGGGACGCGCCCGCGGCATGCTCGCGGTGATGGTGCGCTCGCCGTCGTTTCCCTTGCACCTGTTTGATGTTCCCCGCCACCCGGCGGCCGAGCAGCGCATCCTCGACGCCGTCGCGGAGTTCTGGCGCATGTGGGATGCGGGCGAGCACCCCGACGCGCAGTCGGCCGAGGGCTTGGCAGAGATGCTGGACGACGGAACCCACCTCGACCTTTCCGACAACAATTACCTTTGCTCCGGCCTGATGCCCGAGCGCGAGAAATTAAAGGCTGAGCTTTCGGCCGGCGAAAAACGCGTGTCCGAGATCGACAGCATCATCAAGGCAGCGATGGGCAACGCGTCGAGTGCGTGGATACCTGGTTACAACATCACGTTCCGCTCGCAGAGCCGCAAGGAAGTGGTCATTCCGGCCAAGACGTTCAGAGTTTTACGCGTGCGCGCCGCTGCCGAGGAGGAGGGAGCCGATGTCCAATGAATTAGCGACCGTCACCCGGGCGCACAATCCACTTTCACACCCGACGCAGTTTACCCCGGAACAGGTCGAGCTGATTAAGCGCACCATCTGCAAAGGCGCGACTAACGACGAGTTGCAGTTGTTTCTGCAGCAATGCCGGCGCACTGGGCTCGACCCGTTCGCCAGGCAGATCCACGCCGTAAAGCGTTACGACCGCGACCGCGGCGGCGAGGTTATGGCCATCCAGACCTCGATCGACGGGCTGCGGTTGATCGCCGAGCGCACCGGCAACTATGCCGGCCAACTCGGCCCGCTGTGGTGCGGCGCGGATGGCGAATGGCACGATGTGTGGCTCGGCAAAGAGCCGCCGAAGGCGGCAAAGGTTGCCGTACTGGCTCGGCATTTCACCGAGCCCTGCTGGGCTCCGGCGCGATTCGACTCCTATGCCCAACGACGCAAAGACGGAGGCCTCGTCCGCATGTGGGCGACGATGCCGGATGTGATGATTGCCAAGTGTGCCGAGGCGCTGGCCCTGCGCAAAGCGTTCCCGCAGGAACTCAGCGGGCTTTACACCGACGACGAGATTCTCCAGGCCGACCATCCGCTGGACGTGACGCCGCCGGCCGCGCCGGTCGACACCGCCGCCGACCTCGACGCCTTCGCGGCCGCGCCGATCGCCGAGCCGATCGCTGACGACATTCTGAACGTCCAGGCCAACGCAGCCGCCGACCACGGCACCGAGGCGTTCCGGGGCTTCTGGAAGAGGCTGACGGATGGCGAGCGGGATTTACTGCGGCCGGATCTTGAACGCTATCAGGAGGCCGCCGCTGTTGCCGACGACCCGTTCGGCCTGCCGCCGCTCGGCGAGGCGCACAAGCCCGAGCCGGCATAGCGATGTCCCGCGCGCCCCGCCTGATCAAGCAGACGGACCTTACGGCGATTGTCAAAGCCGTTGAGAACGCGGGGAAATGTGTCGCACGCGTCGAGGTTGATAAGGACGGCAAGATCACGATCTTTGTTGCGGGGCGCGAAGGTTCGGCGCCCGCCACGAACCCTTGGGAAGCACTTGCCGATGAAGAAATTTCCTTACGTTCAAAGCTTTAACGGATATTCGTATCTCCGCTACAAGGGTCAGCCGCGGGTCAAGCTCGACGGAGAGATCGGCTCGGCCGCATTCGTTGCCTCGTACCGGCGAGCACTCGCCGCGGCGCAATCGAAGGTAAAGAAGCCGCCGTCACCAGCAGCAAAAAAATCCGCGGCGGTCGGCACATTGCGCGCCAATGTCGACCGCTATCTGGCCTCTGCGATGTTTAATGCGTTGCAGCCGGGAACACAGACCAATCGGCGCTGCGACCTCAATCGCTGGTGCGATGGGCGCAAGCTCAAAGATGGCCGCCGGCTGCCGGGTTATGGGCACCTCCTGCTTTCGGCCATTACGCCGAAAGCTTTCGCCATGATGATGTATGCGCGGGAGCGCACGCCCGGCGCACAGCGCGGCTTTCTCAGCTCAGTGCGACATTTCTTAAAGGACTGTAAAAAGGCGCAGGCTATCCCGGCCGACTTCGACCCGACGCGCGACCAGCATTGCGGCCGAGGGCAGAACCCGGAAGGTATCAAGTGCTGGCCGCCGGAACTCATGCTGCAATATCGCGCGTACTGGCCGAGCGGCACGACGCCGCGCTTCGCCCTCGAATTGCTTTATGAAACCGGGGCGGCCTGCGTCGATGCGGTGAAGCTCGGGCCACATAATATCGCCGATGGTCTCATCGTGTTTGATCGGCAGAAAACCGGCACCCGATCTTATTGCCCGCTCACCCCGGCACTAGAGATCGAGCTTGCGGCGGCCCCGGTCGTGACGATCAATGGCCCCTGGCTGCGCACACGAGACGGCAAACCGTTTGACGCCGGCTATTTCGGCGAGCGGTTGCGCAACTGGGCCGCCCAGGCCGGCATCCCGAAGGGTTACACCGCGCACGGCATCCGCAAGCGGGCGGCAACCGACGACGCCAACGCGGGCCGCACCGCGCACGAGCTGATGGCAAAATACGGCTGGGACGATATCGACCAGGCCGCGCACTACACGCGAAACGCGGATCGCAAACGGCTGGCGTTGGCGATGGCCGAGCGGATCAGAACAGGAACGGAACTCTGATTTGACAGGAATTTGTCAAACCGCTCGGCCGATTGTCTAAGCCTCTGATATTATTTTCACAAAATACCCCGCTTTAATTCACCTGGAACTAGCGGTATCGCGCGATATCAAAGGCTTAGACAGCGGGTTCCTCGGTCCAGATTGTCAAATCCCGGTTTAGGTTCGTTCGGGGCGCCTCGGTTTGACAGCGCGAGCCGTGGCCGCTGAAATCAATCTTTTGGCCGGCGTTATCAAGCCGCCGCCCGCTCGGGCATCTATCTTTGAAGACGGCGCCGAGCGGGTCGGAAACCCCGCCCGACGCCTCACCGCAACCGAACGTATGAGGTTCGATCATGGCTTCCCGTATTTTATCAGTCGCGCTTGTCGCTTGTCTCGCCGGCATCAATGCCGTGCCCTCTGCTGCCGAAACCTCGGCCGCAACCTCGCAGACCCGCATCTACGGGTATCGGGGACACTACGAAAGCGAGCACACATACGACGGCAAGTACTCGACCCAAACTACCCGCTGCGCGTGGGCTAGAGGCAGCCACGTTTGCGAAACCGAGACCGTATCAAAGCCGCAGCCCGCTCCCATCGTGCAAGACCCGCGCTCATCGCGCATCATGGACGGGCACGGCCCTCGATGAACAGCTAACCGGCTCACCAGCTTGCCGGCGATCTCGCGCGCCTAGTGCAGCGCCGTCTGCGCGTTGCCCGCGCCGAGAATGTAGCCCGCTATCGCCGACAACGCCGCCAGCGCCGCCTCGCCGCTGATTTTCTCCTGGACGCACAGGATTGCGATGGTCGGCACGATCAGGAACAGCACAATGCCGCGCGAGATGATGCGGCCCTCGATCATCGTCGAAAGTGCCGCATCGCTCGCCGGGCTAAAGACGATCGTGGAAAAGACCAGCGCGCCGCTGATCGCCACCAGGACGCCAACCATCGCAAACGTGGCGCAGATCAGGCGATCGCCACCCACTATCCGATGCCGCCGTCACGAATCCAGAAACGGCGCGCTCGGCGGGGTGAACGCGCCGCCATAGCGCGCCACGCCCTTGGTGATCCGCACCTCGTCGATCTGGCCGACAAATGTGCGTGTGGCGCTTTCGTCGTTGCCGATCGTCAACCCGCGCGTGCTGTTGAACAGCGTCGCCGAAACCGTGCCCGACGCGATAACCACGCCGTCGCCGTAGATGCGCAATACATTGCTGGCGTCTCGGTCTACCGCCAGGTGCGTCCAGCCGTTGACCGTCGGCGACAGCGTGCCTTGCACGAACGGGCTATCCGTGCCCGTGGTCGAGTATTGGAACGCGTAGTTCGTGCCGTTGAACAAAATCGTCCAACCCAAGGCTGTGCTGCCGCCCCACTGAGCGATAACGGTACGGACGCCGGATATCGCGGCCGTGATCCTGACCCAGCACTCGACCGTAAATTGCCCCGCACTAAACAGCCAATCGGCACTATCGGCCGCCGCTGCCCGGCCTGATCCCGCCGCCACACAATCGAGCGACGCACTGCCGAACTTGGCTTGCGCGGTCGTGATTTTGTGATTGCCGTTGCACGTCACCGAGTGGTGAGCCGTCGACGCGTCCACTAGCGTGGTCGCCGCATTGGCTTCGTCGCAATGCAGCAGCAGCACGACATTGGCGAAAAAAGGGTCGGTCGCCACGCCCGGCGCATACCAGAACGGATTGAGCAGCACCGTCACGCGCGGTTGCCGATCAGCGTGACTTTGAGTCCCTTCGCGCCCGTGCCGGCTACGGTGATGTCGATCGTGATCTCGGCGTCGTCAGCGAGCGCGGCATCGGAGATCACCGCCGCGGCTGCCGCGGTCGTGCTGGTTCGCTCGGTGGCGTCGATCGTCAGCAGCGTCGACAAGATCGTGGTCCCGGCCTCCTTCACGTCCACGGTGACCAGCCCCGAGCTGCTCGCCGTCGACAGGCTCGATCGTACCGCGGTCAGGGTCAGCGCATATGGCATGCGGAAGGTGATCTTCGCGGTGCCCGTCGTCAGCGTCGTGGTTTCGTCGGAAACCGCAACCTGCACGGCTTCGCTGCCGTTTGCAGCCGCGGTCAGGCGTCCCTTCGCGTCGACCGTGATGTTGGCGCTCTTGTACGCGCCGGCGGCTACCGCCGTCGCCGCGAGCGTCGCCGCCTGGCTGCCGGTGCCCGGCCCCGCCGTCACGTCGCCGGTCAGTTGCGTGATGCCGCCGCCGATGCCCGAGGTCGGCGTCCACTTGGTGCCGTCCCACGTCCACGAGGCGGCGCCGACGGTGTAAACCTGGCCGAGGGTCGGACTGTCGGGGAAATTCAACATTGCGGGGCTTCCTTCGCGGCGCCGATCGGCGGCAGCACCTCGACCCGCGGCAGGTATAGCTTCACCCTTGGCTGCGGCTCGTCCCAGGCATCGAGCAGGGTCACACCCCCACCCTCGCCTTCAATTCGTCAAGCTCCGCCTTCAAGGTCTTGACGGCGTTGATCAGGGCGTAGATCAAGTTCCCCGGCTCCAGAGTGTCGATCGACACTCCCTCGACGCCGCGCACCGTGCCAGTGGTCTGGCCGACAATTTCCGGCACGATCGGCTTGACCTCGTCCGCCATCAACCCAAACAACTGCCTGGACGGCTGATCTTCCTCGGCGAACGGTGTCCCCGCGGCATAGCGGTACTGGACCGGATTGAGAGCCGCGATCGCATCGAGACCGCGCGTATACGGCGCGATATCCTGCTTCATCTCGCGTCCCGAGATCACGGTCCACGCGCCCGTGACATTTGAACAACCGCCATTGACCATCAGCGTGGTAACCGGCGCCTGAGTGTTTATGCCGACATTGTTGAGTGAGAATGTCAGGATGTTGGTGTCGGTTGAACTGCCGGCCCGCATTGTGAAATCCCAAGCAAGGGCACTGCCGGTGTGGCGCTGGTAAAGACGCACGCCCCAGTTCGTCAGGTCACCAGCCCAGGTCCAGCTCTGTGACAGCAGCGAGGCTGACGCGCCGACGTTGGTCCGCGTTTCCAGCGCTGCCGTCATCGTGTCGCCGGCCTTGAGGACGCGCAGATTATCGGCGGTGCTCATCGCCGCAGCGGTGGCGTAGGCTTGATCGACGGCCGCGGTTACCAGTCCCTTGCCGTTTACCGTCAGCCCCTGAAATGTCCCGATGTTGGAATTGACCGTCGCCAGCGTGTTGACGGCAGAACCGGCTGGGCTGGTGACATCGCCGGTATAAGCCGGCATAAAACTCGCCGCCAGCGTGGCCGTCGAAGACGTAACCGTCGTTGCTGTCGCCGCGATCGGGATCTGCCCGGCGACCATCCCCGACATATTCGCCGAGCCTGCCGGCCCCGGCTGATTACTCGCGGGCACCCACTGCACCGAGGTGCCGTCGTCGACCCGGATGTAGAGCTGGCCGCCGACGCTGTCCCACCACGCGTCGCCTGGGCTCGGGCTTGCCGGCGGCGTATCGGAGACGGTGATGCTGGCCCCGCCGCCACTGCTGGCCGCGGCCCAGTGCGGGTCGCCGGCCGTACCGCCTGTCGTCAGAACCTGGCCGGATGTTCCCGCCGCCAGCGCCACCCAACCGGCAGCGCCGCGATAGATGATCAGCCCGCGGCTAGACCCGAGGATGGCGTCGAGGATATTGCTTAGTGTGTTACCGGCCGGCGCGGCCGTGCTGCCGCTGATGTTCGCCAGCAACAGCAAGTTCGCAATCGGCGCGCCCGCCGGGGCATTCGCCCATGCCGGATTGGCCGAGGCGCCGCCCGTGGTGAGCACCTGGCCGCTGGTGCCGGGTGTCAGCATGACCCAGGTGGTAGCGTTGCGGTAGAGCACCGCGCCCTGGCTCGCGCCGAAGACGCTGTCGAACAATACGGACACGGTTGCCGGGACCGGCGCCGAGCTGCTGCCGCTGATGTTTGCCAAGACCGAGCTGGTGGCAATCGCCGCAAGCGATACGGTGCCGGCTCCGGTGATCGGAGCGCCGCCCGTGCTGATGCCGGTGCCGGCCGAAATGCTGGTAACGGTGCCGGCACCCGCCGGGCTCGCCCACACCGGGTCGGCGGTCGACCCTTGCGTCTGCAAAAAGTAACCCACCGTTCCCGGCGCCAACGCGACCCAGCCGGCGCCGCCGCGGATCAGCAGGGTTCCTCTGACATTGGTAAGGACATGGTCGAGGAACACCGTGAGGCTTGCCGCTGACGGTGCCGCCGACCCGCCGCTGACATTCGCCAGCAGCGAGTTGTCGGCCACCGCGGCCAGCGCGATCGTGCCGGTCGCGACGATCGTATCGGGCGTCGTGTCGATCCCGGCGCCTGCCGTGAGCGAGGTTACGCCGCTGCCGCCCGGCGCCCACGTCAGATCGGCGCCAGCTCCGCCGGTTCGCAGGAAATTGCCGGCCGTACCTGGCGCGAGCGCCACCCAACCGCTGCCGCTGCGGTACAGCATCGCGCCCCGGGTCGTCGTTAAGAGCGCGTAGTCGAGAATGTCCGTAAGGTAATTCGGGATTGCCGGCGCGGTCGCGGCCGTGATGTTCGCCATGACCGTCGCGCTGGGAGCGGTCATGCCCGCCGGCAACGCGTCGACATAGGCTTTGGTGGCAACGTCGCCGGGCGCGGTCGGCGGCGACATGCCGTGGATCTGGCCGCCGGTTATGTAGACGTTGTCCTGCTCCTGAAATGCCAGGTCGCCGAGCGTGGCGTTGATCCACTTGTCGCTGCCGGTATTCCAGATCAGCACGTCGTTATTGGCGAGCGGCTCGGTCACATCGACGTCGCCCAGCGTGCTCAGCAGCGTGTCGACCGAGCCGAACAGTTGCAGGTAAGCCGGCAATCCGCCGATCAGCAGGTCCGGGTTGAAGCCGCCCCAAGTGCCGGCGATCTGCACCATGAAGATGCCGTAGCTGGCTTCCGCTCCGGGTGCGAGATGCGTGTTGCCGCTGCTGAACGTGAAGACATCGAGCACCGCATACGGCACCCCCGGCTCGAACTCGCCGCGCCAGCGGAAGGTCAGCACCGGCAATGTGAACGGACCCATGACGGTGCCGTCCGTCAGGTAGATGGTCATCTGGGTGCCGCTGACGGTTATGCTCTCGATGCCGTTCGGCTGCTCCGGGTTGTCCTGGATGTCGACGATGGCTTGCGCCAGTGCGTAGAAATTGGCGTCGACCTCGGACGGCTGGAGGTTGGCGCCCTTGCCGGCGCCCCACGGTCCGAGGGTGCGATAGGTTACTGCCATCAGCCTAACTCACCACAACGAGGACGCATAAACCCCGGCAGCGGCATGATCGGCCCCGACGCCCGGCGCAAGTGCGGCGGCGGGCAATCGTGCTGCACCCGGATCTCATCCCAGTATTCATAGTTCGGCGTCACATCCCGCGGTTCTGCGGCTCGGCCCAGAAGCGGCGGCGAGCCATAGAACGGCCAGCCGGGTGGCGGCGTACCGCCACCGCCGCCGACGATCTGAAACGCCACGCTCGTTCCCATCAAATTCTCGGGATCGCCCGGCGCCCGCACGACCGGCGGAATGGTCACCGACACCGATCCGGGATAGCCGCCCGTCGCAACCGGCGGCCGGCTCATGTCGGGTCCGCTTTTGATCGTGACGAACGCCTGCGTCGCCGACCCTTCCGCAACTTGATTGCCGCCGGAGTTTTTCGCGACATAGGTCAGCGTCACAGCACGCGCGCCATTGCCGGGGATGAACAACGAGTCTTGGTAATTGGTCGGGAAGGTGGGCGGCGTCGTGCTCCAATCGCCGCCATTCGGATACGGCGGGCAACACACCGCGACGTCGAGATAGGTGCCCTCGTAACGCGGGTATGATTTGCCGCCGAGGGTGACGTAGATGAACTGCGGCGCGCCGAGCACGTAGAATGTTCCCGAAAGGCATTCGCCGAGCACAGGTTCGCCGCCGCCGCCGGGCGGTTCATCCGCTTTCTTGACGTGCAGCGACAGGATGCGGTCAAACGGAAACTCGACATAGGTCATGCCGGCGTCGTCTCGCCTTGCGCCGGCTCCGTGTTCGGCTTCAGCTTCATTGTCTGCTGGCATTCGGGAGTGGACCCGCTCGGCTTGAAGGCGTTATCCGACGCATGGATCGACAACCCGAGGTCGCTAAAGGCTTGGCTCACCCCTGACGCCACAGATGAGTTTTGCTTCAGCCAGTCGTTGCAGTGGTTTTCTTCTTTCTTTCGCAGAACCACTTCGGTGGCCCGGTGTACATCGATGTAGCTTTCCGGCTCGTTGATTGCGTGGATGCGGATGGTGTTTCCGGTGCGGGTGTTTTCGGTCAGCTCTTCGTTGCAGCACCGGATGTTGACGCCCAGGGTCGTCGGCGAGGGTAGTGCGTTTGGCGGCAATGAGGTCGAGTTGCCCCAGGTCAAGGTCGCTTTCTCGGTGCTGTTGCCCGGTGTCGACGGCAGGATAATACGGCCGAAGGTGTCCGCGCCTTGAAACGGTCTGACAAAATATTCAAACGGCATTCTGCGCTCCGTCGTATTTGTATTTCGTCGTCTCGCGGCACTCCGGGTTGGAGCCGGCCGGTCGGAAGGCGTTATCCGACGCATGGATCGACAACCCGAGGTCGCTGAATGCCTGGCTGACGCCGGATGCTACCGACGAATTTTGCATCAGCCAGTCGTCGCAGTGGTTTTCGTCCTGCTTCTTGGCAAGCACGACATCCGATCGTTTGACCGGTATCAAAATCGGGTGGTGTCCTTGTACCTGGACGCTTATCGCCGACGACTCGGCATTGTCTTGCGTGCGGATCTCCTGGCAGCACTTGATGTTGACGCCGAGGCTCGTCGGTTTCGGTAGCGTGCCAGGCGTCGTCGATGCGGAGGAGCCCCAGGTCAAGGTCGCGCGCTCGACGCTGTCGCCCGGCGTCGACGGCAGGATGGTGCGGCCGAGGACATCGCGGGACTCGAACGGGCGAACGGCATATTCAAACATGGCTCACCCCACCGCTGCCGCTAGGTCGATCGTTTTCGGGAGCCAGACCTGCGTCACCGCCGGGTAGAAATTCGTGTGGAAGCTGGTGCCGGTAACCGGCCGCATATCCAAGGTTACCGCAGTGGACATCTGCGCCATCGCCGAAACCGGGTCGCCATCGGCCGGTGCCACGGTGCCGTCGAACGCCGCCAGCGTGTTCATTTGCTTGGTCAGCCCGTTGACGACGCTGAAGCCCTCGACGCTCTGGTCTACCGTGATGTTGGTGAGGTCGAGCCCGTCGTCGGCGATCACGAAATCATCGAGCGTCTGATAGGCGATCTCGTCGTCGACCAACATCGTCTGGCCGCCCGATATGACCTGATAGCCGGTGTCGACATAGCCGGCATCGACATAGCTCGGGACGCCCACCGCGGCCACCGGCACGTCGTCGTTGCCGATGGCGCAGCCGATGGTGAACTCGCCGAACATGGTGTCGCCGGCTGTCAGCTTATAGCTTTTGACCTTGCCCGTTGCGGTGCCGCCTGGCAGGCGCCGGTCGGAATAGGCGACGCTGTGGCGTAAGGTGATGCCGAGCGCGGTCGGCCAATCGACGGCAAAGGTGATATCCACCGAGCGCGCCCGCGCCCGCAATTTCGCCCTTGCCGCCAACAGCAGGTACTCAAACGACTGCGTGCCGCGGCCGGTCTGGAAATAGCTGCGCTGTGCGGCGCTGCCGAGCGGCACCTGACCGCCAGGGTCGACGCCCTGCGCGACGAACTCGCTGGTTAGTGCGATGTCCTCGTGGTCGCTGTCGGCCGTATCGGATAACTCGCGCTGGACGTTGGCGGTGAGCACCGCCGTCACGGTTTCGGTGCGCTGCCGGCTGGCGCGCCAATCAAGCACCATCCGCACCTTGTAGATGTTGATCGGGAACGACGTATAGGTCAGCCCCCACGGCGCGTTGAACGTCGCCAGGTCGGCGGCATCCGAGGGTTCGGTGATGACCGGCGCCTGTTGGGTTGCCTGGCTGATGTAGAGCTTCTCGGCCTGCATCCACCCCTCGGGCGCGGTGGCGCTGATGCAGTAGCACAGCGGGCGCCCGGTGGCCTCGTTGTCGGTCGAGAGCGACCAGCCGCCGCCGATGCTGGTGCCGGGCGCCGGCCACGACGTGCGCAGCCCGTCGCCGCAGATCACCGAGATCAGACCGCCGCCGCTGGTCGGCTGGAAGCTGGCCTTTGCCCGCGGATCTTTCGGCGGCAAAGGACTAAGCCCGAAGGCGCTGTTGTACGGGCTGCCGGCGTCGGCAAAGCCCTTGATGATGCGCTGGGTGATGTCAATCGCGCCCTCGCCCTGCTGTTCCCAGCTCACCGTGCCGGACACGGTCACGGCGGTGAGCGGCGGGGAGCCGTAGGCCAGCGAGAATGCGTCATAGAACCCGGCGTCCTCGCCGATGGTGATGATGCCGGCCTCGCCTTCGAGGATGTCGCTGGTGTTGAGGACCAGACTGGTGCGGTGGACGTGCCAGAGCGACGACATGGTTTCGAGCACGGTATCGGCGTTGGGTGTGTTTGCGAGCCACACCGGGTCGTAGTAGGGCAATACCGAGAGCGCTTTGACGACGGCGTCTTTCTGGCCGTTGTAATCGTCCGGCCGGGCCAGGAATTGCAGGCTGACGATCTCGCCGGCCGAGAGCCGCGGCACACCGATCAGACGGCCATTGAATAGCGGCACCAGATCGGGCGTGGCTACGCCGCCGGGCGTCCAAGCCTGGTCCCACGAGAGCCAGCACCACAAATTGCGGCCGAAGGCGAGGAGCCCGATGTTCGGGTTTTTGATCTCGATCGTCAGCGTCGCGAAACCGCCTTCCTCCTGGGTGATCTCCAGCCCGACGATCTGCTCGTCTTCCCGGTTGTGGATGGCCGGGTCGAAGTCCGCGTTCGGGGTGCGCGGCCCGGTGATGGTCAGCAGAGCATTGACGCCGGTTGCCGTCGCCGGCTGATCGAGGGTGATCGTGGTGGCGGCAGGTGCGGCGACAAACGTGGTGCCGACCTCGATGCCATTGCCGGCGATGTTGTAGCGCAGCCCCGCGGTGAGCGAGGCCAGCGCGCCGGGCGGGATGGCGGTGATCGTGTACCAGTCGCGATCCGGCATGCCGTTGATGGCGAGCGAGCGCAGGCCCGTGGCCGTCGCGGTGACCGGCTGCGCCGCCACGCTGCCGGCGATGTTCGACATCGCCAGCAATGTTGCCGTCGTGCTGCTGCCGTCGTGCTCGAAATATGCCGATGGCACGGCGATGACCGCGGCATCGGGCGCCGTCGTGTTGCCGATGCCGGGACCGAAGATGGCGTAAGGTCCGGCCGGCAGATCGATGGCGCCGAGCGTGACGACGTTGCTTCCTGCCGTGAGCGTGGCGGCAACCGCCCCAACCGAGACGGCTTTTGTCGCGGTAAAGTTGGCCGCCTTAACCGTCGTGGTCGAGGGCGCGCTAAGGTTGATCGAGCCGGCGGCGTTCAGTTTGCCGGTGTCGTGGACAAAGAACGTGCCGGCAGGAATGCCCGGCCCGGCGATTTCGTATAGTTCGCCAACCGTTAGCCCGCTATTGCTCGCGATATTGGCGAGCACACCCGACCCGGCGGTGATGTCGGCGACGATGGTTACGCTCTGCACCGTGCCGCCGTGGGTGTTGCCGTTGGTGACGACGGTCTGCTGCTCGGTGATCGTGCCGCCTGCCCAGGCGAAATACCAGGCGCCGGCCACTCAGATTTCTTCCAGGCTGAGCGACCAGTTCACGGCCGCACCCCACTCGTCGCTGTCGGTCTGAAGATCCACAACGCGCATGGAAAATGAAGGCCGATAGTAGGTATAGGCGCCCTCGACCCGACTACTACCTGTCACCGGGGTGCGCGCGGGGGTGCCGCCGGCCGTCAGATAGGCCAGCTCGACGTGGCATGCGACATCCACTTGCATGCCGACCCACAGCCCGTCGAGCGCGGGCGGCGCCTGGTCGCTGCCGCCTATCTCAAGCTGATACTTGTGCATCTGCGGCGCGCTGATGTCGATGAGCGTACCGTTGACGGTGCGGCGCAGTTTGTCGCTGCCGCTGGCGGCGGAGATCGGCGAGAGCGTGCCCTTCAGCCCGCGCGCCGAGTAGGGATTGACGCCCGGCGCCGCGGAGCTCGGCAACCGGATATCAAAGACGGTCGGCGTGCTGCCGGTGATCATCGGCCGGGCGTGCCGCCGTACCAGCTCGGCTTGGTGCCGGCCGAGCGGATCTTGTGCCGGTGCGCCTCGACCACCAGCGCGTCGACGACGTTCTGGTTGCCGGCGAGCGCGAAGGACTGGCCGCCGAGGTGGAGGTGAACCGGCGCACCGCCGCCCGCCGCCACCAGGCCGCCCTCGGCATAGCGCCCGTTGCGCGGGATCAGGGTGCCTCCGCCGTTCATCGACGCCAGCAACCCCGCACCCCAGCGCTGCACCGCGCCGGCCGACATGACGAACTCGCCATTGCTGAGACGTGCCAGGATGCTGTCGCTGGTCGGGCCGCCGGGGCCGCGCACCATGCCGCCTGACGCCATGCCGCCTGGAATCCCCGCCGCCGCCGGCAGATTAGATAATGCCGTGCCGACCGCCGAGGCCGCCCCGCCGACCGCGGAGACTATTGAGCTGATCGTGCTTGCTAAAAAATTGTAGATATCAATGAGTCCCTGCACCTCTTGTTTGGTGGTCTGCATAAAGGCGATTATTTCGGAGAAAGTAGCTTTTACGTCAGGCGCCAGAGCCAGTATCGCCGGCCTTAAATCGTTCAACAATTGTGTCAGCTCGGGAAGCAACTGAATCACGAGCGGCTGAATAGTGTTGTTGATGGCAATCTGTAGATCGCCCCAGGCGGCATTGTAGTCGGCCATCCGCTGCATCGCTTCCGGCCCGGTAAGAATGGCGGCTTGTTCCTGTAGCTTTTTCCATGCCGGACTGTTGGCGACGCTGGCAAGCCCTTGTGAAATCTTATCCCAATCGGCGCCGAACAGTTCCTGACCGAAGCCCGCCGCGGCCAGCGGGTTGTTCTTCTTAAACGACTGCAAAGCCTGCGCGGTTATCACCGCGCCTTCCAGCAACGACTTGTTTGCTACCCTCGCCTTGACTCCGAGCTGTTCCAGGGGGTCGGAGAAGTCCTTGATTGCGTTGGAGGCGTTGCCGCGTAGCACCCGGACGAAGCTATCGGTTGCCCCGCTAAGCCTGACGATACCGCTGGAGGCAACGTCGGCCGGGCGCTGTATCATCACCCCGAAATTGTTGCCGAGCTGCCCCGCCTTCATCTTGGCGTCGACCGCGACCTTGCTGAATTGTGCCAGCGCCTGCTGGGTGGCGTCGGTGCTGACGCCCAATCGCAGCATTGCGTTGCCGACAGCGTTGATATCAGCCGGCTTGAAACCGGTATTCGATGCGACCTGCTGAAGTTTTGTCAGGTCTTCGACGACGCCGCCGACCAGCTTGCCGATGCCCTGGGCGCCCAGGGTGACGGCAAGACCGGCGAGCCCCGCCTGCATCCCGCCGAAGCTCTTGCCGACACCCAGCGCCGCGCCTTCCAGCGATTTGAAGCTGCGCGCCGTCAGCGCAATGCCGCGGGATGCTTGCTGCGCCGCCGGTTCGGTCTCCCGCAAGGTCCGGTTGAGCCCAGCCAGTTGGGACTGCATCCTCCCGATGTTCTGGGAGATGCCTTGCGCGCCGGCGGTGTCGCCGGTCTTGACGGCGGCGCGTAGGCCGCGGCCGAGATCTTGGATCTGCGCCTGAAGCAGGCGGATCTCGCCGCGGACCTTGCTGGTATCGGCGCCGATACTGATGGTTAGATTATCAGGCATCGAGTGCCTTCATGAACTCGCGGATTGCTTTCTCCTCGCCGCGCGCTGCCAAGGTGTTGACGTGAAGCCGTTCGCCGAGGTCGCGCTGCCGCCGCTTCCCGGCGATAAAGACGAACGCCTGCAATTGCCGCGGCGTGTAGTCCATCACTTCGCGGCAAGCATGCCCGGCGGCGATGAGTTGCTCGGCGGCGGCGGCGCATTCGTATCCGCTGCCCTGCCAGCCAGGCCGAGCGCGGGGCCGCCCACGAGATGCGCCAGCCGGTCGAATAAAGGGCCGGGACCGCGCGGCATGGTCAGGTCGCGCACCGCCACCAGGCATTCGGCGACATCTTCCAGCGGCAGCACGTCGGCGATGGTGCCGGCGGCCTCGGGTTGCCCGGCCGCCGCGGCGATGATCGCGCCGACCGCATCCGGCGCAGCGAGGAACAATGCGTCGAGGTCGAGTTCCGGGCTACCCTCGACCAGCAATTTGCGCAATTCGGGGAAGCGCACCAGCAGGTCGGCGATCTGGCGCAGCCCGAGGCCGCGCAGCTCGATCTCGCCGCCGGCAATCTCTACCGTGCGGGTCTGCGGGACGATGTCGACCAGCGATACCATCGCGGTATCAGGTGCCGAGGAACGCCATCAGCAAGTTCCGGTAGGTCCACTCCTCCATCGTCATCGCCAAGGTGGCCGATTTCTCGGTGATAATTTCTAGATCCTTGCTCCTCACGCCCAGGCGCGAGCTGAAGTGCGCCAGGGTGTTGATCGTCGGGGTGAACTCAAATACCGGCACGTTGCCGATATCCACATAGGCACCGTCGGGTGTCAGCCCCGAGGTGATCTGGACGCTCACGATGCCCTTACCATTGTAGTATTGCGTGACCAGAGGGCTCACCAAGGTTTTGTCTGGGTGTACGATGGTGCCAAAGATGCCGGTGGCATCGGTCAGCACCTCGCCGGTCACCTGCAACTGTCCCCATTCGTCTTGCTGAATGATCCCGATGCCGTTGCTTGCCGGGCGGAACATGACGTGCAGCAATTCCATCGTCAGCTGCGGGCCTTGCACGTTGGCGCCGACAAACTTGACTTTCGCGAAAATTTCGTTTTGCGCCAGGACATTAAAGGTGCCGGGTGTTACCACCTGCGGTTCTGGGCTGCCCATCGGTTTCTCCTGTTACTTCACGACGCTGAAATCGAACTCGTTGATCGTCTGCCCTATGGCAGCCTCTAGCTCAGCCTTGATAGCCGGGCGCATCGCGGCTGCCGGGCCGCGCAGAAAGCGCCTCGCTGTGATCCGTGGCCGACGACGCTGATATGCGGTGACACGGTTGGACGATCTGACGCTGACCGGCCCGCTGCGCCGCTTCCCGGGTCCGCCATATTCGAGCGCGCCGAACGCGGCGCCGTATCGCGAGGCCGCGCCAGTGCGGCGAATGCGGACCCGCCCGCGCACGAAGTTCGGCCGTTCGTCGACATATGAAACCGTCGCCGCGCGCAGCCGCCCGGTCTGGACCGGCTCGGCGGCTTTAACGCGAGCGAGCAGTTCGCGGGTGACGCGGCTAATGGCTACTTTCAGCTTTTGTTGTAGTGCCGGCGTGATCTGATCGAGACCCACCACCATTTTGGTAATGCTCGACGAGTCGAGCGTGAGGTTGAGATCGCTCACAAGTCCGCCAGGCTGAAGCGGTAAACGAACACCAGTTGCAGATCCATGCGGTGCTCTTTCGCCTCGGCGTCGGGTTCGGTCACGACGCAGCCTTCGTAACGGATGCCGCCGTTGCGGCTCACGCTGGCGAGCAATGTCGCATCGGTCAGGACCGCGCTCAGGATCGCGTTGCGGTATTTCGTCATCAGCGTGCCGGCTTCGGCGCCGTCGTCGCCGCGCACCGCAATCATAATCGTCGGCCGCAATTCCATCCGTTGCTCATGCGAAATCGTCGGCCCACGAGAATCGGAAACCGGCGCCAGTCCGACCGTCTCGGTGCCGTCGAGCACCACCACCGCAGGCCGCACCAGGCCGGCAACGTCGAGCCGGTTGCGGCCGACCGCGGCAATGCCGCTCACTGCGCCGCACACCGTCACCAGCCGCGACAGGATCGCCTCGCGCTGGTCAGCCACGGCAGAGCAGGTCAATCCGCACGAGAGTGCCGCCGTAGTAGTGCGGCGCAATCTGCTCGATATTGCTCGGATCGCCGCCGAGCACGATGCGATCGTCTCGCGAGGGTAGCCCGAAGCTGCCCAATCCGGTCGGGCTCAGCACGACGCTGATGTCCTGCACGCCGCCGGCATCGAGGTCTTGCGGCCCGAAGGTGCGGAACTTGGCCGGGCAAGTGATCTCGGCCGCCACCGTTAGGCCGCCGGTCGTGTTGTCGACGGTGGTGCGCTGTAGCGTGACGCTCTGCCCGTAGCCGGCGATCGCCTTGTCGAGCCGCGCGATAAGCGTTCGCGGCGTCATACCGTCCAGATCCGGTAAGCGCCGAGCAGATCACGGGTGGCGGCCGGGACCGCATCGCCCGTCCCGGAGGTGGTGTTCGGGC